AAATGTTCCAAATCTTCATGTTCCAATTCAAGATGATGATGCTGGATTTGGTTCATTTAATGATGGTAGAAGAATAAGTATGGGTTCAAATGATCGTTCTTCAATTGGTTCAAGTGATTATGATGAACCAAAAAGTCCAAGAACAATTTTAAGAGAAAAGAGAAAACTATTATTTAAGTTAAAAAGATATGAAAGAAAGGGATTTAAATTATCTTCAAAATTCAGTATTAATACACCATTAGAAGAAATTCAATGTGAATATGAAACAATTAGAAAAGAAGCAAGTTTAGAACAAAGTTTAAAGGTTTCAAAAAATATTTTAATTTCAGTTTGTTCTATTCTAGAATTTATGAATAATAAATTTGATCCATTAGATGTTGTATTAGATGGTTGGTCTGAGGAAATTAATGAAGATGTTGAAAATGGTGATTATGATGAAGTTCTTGAAGACTTATATGACAAATATGCTGATACAGTTGAAATGGGACCAGAAATCAAATTATTAATGATGATTGGTGGAAGTGCAGTTAAATTTCATCTTACACATACAGTATTAAAAACAGTTATTCCAGGAGCAGAAACTTTATTAAAACAAAATCCAGGTCTAAAGAATGATATTACAGATTTAATTACAAAAAATGTTCCAGAATTAGATATGAAAAATTTAAATAGTCATATTATGCCAAAAATAAATGAAGTTGCTAGTGGTTTAACAAAAAAACTATCTCCACGAAGAAAGGAAATGAAAGGTCCTCAAAATGTAGATGATATAATCAGAGAATTAGAAGAAAGTGATTTCGAAAAAGATAAAAAGGGAAAATTTAGTGTAAATAAAAAGGGAAAAACTTCTATTCAGTTAGATTTTTAAATAAAAAATATTAGAAATATATAAATGGAACAACTTCAAACATTCTTTGAAAGTAATAAACAAAATTTAATCAAAATCTTAACAACAGAAAGAATTAAGCAAGGATATGGAGCATTATTTATTGAATTAAAAAGAAATAAAGATGAAACTCCTGAAAGAATAAATTGTTATTATTTAAAAATGATAGCAATACCCCAAAAAGTAAGAGAAGATTTAGTAAAAAAGTATCATGAAAGTGGTTCTGATCAAAGTATATTATATTTTATTTTATATGATAAAGATAATTCTGTAATAATTGAATATAAGCAAGAACAAGAATAATTTCTTGTTAATGTAAATAATATTTTTTATGTGTTAAAAGTATATAAAAAATATTATGAGTTCTAAGAAAAGTAATTGGAATATAGATGGAATTCAATTCAGTATTTTAAGTGAAAAAGAAATTATTAATAGAGCAGTCACAGAAATTAATAAAACTAAATTAAAAAATGATGATATACCAGTTAAAGGTGGTCTTTTAGATAATAGATTAGAAACAACTATAACAACAAAACCTGGTAATTTTGGTTATATTAAATTAGCAAAACCAGTATTTAATATAGGTTTTACAAATTATATTGGAAATATAATTAAATGTATATGTTATCATTGTTCATCTTTAATTTGTGATAAAGAGAAACCAGATTTCAAAAAATATATGAAATTATCTGATAGTTCAGTTAGATTACGAAAAATAAGACAAATTTGTGATAGAGAACCAAATTGTATTGTTTGTAAAATGGTTCAACCAACTTATAGTGTAAATTTAGATTCTATTGATATAAATATAAATACAATTCAAGGAAAAGAAATATCAAATTTATCTGCTGAAAAAGTTAAGGCTATTTTTAGTAGAGTATCTGATAGTGATTCAAAAATATTAGGATTTGATCCGAAATTTGTTAAATTAGAATCTTTAATTATGTCTACAATAATTGTTCCGCCACCAAGTATTAGACCAAGTCTTGATATAGGTGGAGGATTAACTTCTTACGATGATATGACTCATAAATATATAGAAATTATTAAAATAAATACTGTTCTTAAAGAACTTGTTAATAGAGGTATTGAAAATTATAAATTAAAACCTTTAATTGATCTACTTCAATATACTATATCAACACATATTGATAATACAAAATATCCAATAGTATCAAGAGGTAGATCTGGTAAACCATATATATCAATTAAACAAAAATTAGATGGTAAAACAGGTCGTGTTAGAGGAAATTTAATGGGAAAAAGAGTTAATTATTCAGCACGTTCAGTTATTGGTGGTGACCCAAGTATTTCTATTGATGAGGTTGGAATTCCATATTCAGTTGCGATGAATTGTACGGAACCAGAAATGGTTAATGATTTAAATATAGAAAGATTAAGACAAAATGTAAAAAATGGCCCAACTGTTTATCCTGGAGCAAAGTTTGTTTTTCGAAATGGTAAAAAATATACTTTAACTGGTAAATCTATACCAATTAATATTCAAAATGGTGATATTGTAAGAAGACATATAGAAGATGGAGATATGTTAATATTGAATAGACAACCTACTTTACATAGATTAAGTATGATGGGACATAAAGCTAAAGTTTTACCATATTCTACATTTAGATTAAATTTAGCAATTACAAATCCATATAATGCTGATTTTGATGGTGATGAAATGAACATCCATTTTCCACAAACAATACAATCTATAACTGAAGTTAAAGAAATTATGATGTCTCCTCAAAATATTGTTTCTCCAAATGATAGTAAACCAAAAACTGGTTTAGTTCAAGATTCTTTATTAGGTATAAGAAAACTAACTTTAAGAGATACATTTCTAAAAAAACATACATTTATGAATATTATTATGGATTTAGAAGATACTTGGAATCATGAAATTCCAATTCCAGCAATTATTAAACCAAAACCAACTTGGACAGGTAAACAAGTTGTTAGTTTACTATTACCAAATATGGATTTTGAAAAGAAAGCAAATGAACATAGAGAATTTGAAAATGAACCTTTATTTATTTCTAAATCTGATACATGGGTTAGAATTATGGATGGTGAATTATTATGTGGTTGTTTAGATAAAAAATCAATTGGATTATCATATAGTTCTATTATTCATGTTGTATTTAATGATATGGGACCAAATAAATGTACTGATTTTATTAATAAAGTTCAAGATATTTCAAATAGATATTTAACAATTCGTTCAGCATCTGCTGGTGTTGGAGATTTAATTGTTTCTCCTGAAACACGACAAGAACTATTTGATTATTCTGATCAACAACTCGAAAATGCTAATAAAGAAACAGAAGAAGATAAAATTATAGCAGCTTTTGCGACAACATTAGGTGATGTTACTAAAATTATTTATAAAACAATTGATCATAACAATAATTTTTATCATATGAAAACTTCTGGTTCAAAAGGTAAAACACATAATATTCCAAATATGATGGGTCTTGTTGGACAACAAACTTTATCTGGTGGTAGAATGAGAAATGCTTTTGGAAATAGAACTTTACCACATTATGATTTTACTGATAAAAGTCCTAGATCAAAAGGTTATATTAGAAATTGTTTAATTAATGGTCTTGAACCAGATGAATTCTTTTGGCTAACTATTTCTGGTAGAGAAGGTATCACTGATACTGCTGTTAAAACTGCTTCTTCTGGTTATATTCAAAGAAGATTTATTAAATCTATGGAAGATATTTGTTGTCTTTATGATGGAACTGTTCGTAATTCTATGAATGATATAGTCCAATTTTGTTATGGTGGAGATTGTTTAAATCCTAAATATATAGAATCAGCAAAAATGGATTTATCTAAAAAGAGTTTAAGTGATTTGAAAAAAATATTAAATATTTCAAATGAAAGTTTAATCAAAAAACAATCTAAACAAATTATTACTGATTGGAATTATTTAAAAAATAATAATATTGAAGAAGAATTTAATTTTTGGTTTCCATATAAATTAGAAAGAATTATATTAACCGCAAAAAAAACTATTTATAAAAATGATAAAATCAGTATGAAACATATTGATACTCAAGTAGAAAATTTATTTAATGAGATTGATTCTATGTTTACAGTTCCTACATCTAATAAAGATTTAAAAGAATTAATGATTGAAGAAATGACTAGGTTCATGAAAATCAACCTTCGTTATGAATTATCAATTGTTAATGTTATGAATAAATATAAATTATCTAAAACACAATTTGATACAGTTATTAATTATATTAGAAGTCAATATGAAAAGGCATTTGTTCATGCAGGTGAAATGGTTGGTGTTACAGCAGCTCAATCTTTTGGAGAACCAACAACACAAATGACATTAAATACATTTCACTCTGCTGGTATGGCAAGTGCAAATGTTACTTTAGGTGTACCTCGTGTAGAAGAAATCATTAAATTCGCAAAAAAAATTAATACACCAAGTATTATATTAATGCCCAAAAAAGGTATAACTGAAATAGAAATTAATAAATTAGTTGATGATTTAAAATATATTTCATTTAATACTATTATTCAATCTATTAATATTATTAGTAAAAATTCACAATATCTTTGGAATTTTATGGTTACATTTAAAAAAAATATAACATATGACATCCAAAAATCTAAATCACATTTTGTTAAATTTTTTAATTCTCATTCAATAATTAGTGAATATAAGATTGATAAATTTAATAATGATGAAATGTTTATTAGTATCAATGTTGATAAAAGAAAAAATAAAGATACTCAAAGAAAATTATTATTTAAAATAAAAAATAATTGCCTTGAAACTAAAATTTCAGGAATTAAAGGTATTGATTTAATTAAAAAATTAAATATGAAAACGTATAAAAAAAATATATCCGTTCAAAAAGTTAAAAATCTAGTAAAACATAATTTCGCATTACATATTGAAAAAATTAGTAAAACTGATATTCATATTTTACAAGAAATTTTATCAATCGATAATATCGACCATCATTTAACTATTTCAAATGAAATGAGAGAAGTACAAGAAACATTAGGCTTAGAAGCTGCTAGACAAGTATTTTTCAATGAAATGAGAACTGTATTCGCTGCTTATGGAATAGATATAGCTAAACATCATTATGAAATTTTAGCAGATTCTGTATCATATAGTGGTAAATTTACCGCAATTGCTAGAACTGGCGTAAATAGAAGAGAAACTGGTCCTTTAACTAAAGCATCATTTGAAGAAACTTTTAGTATGTTTATGAAAGGTGGTTTATTTGGAGAATATGATGGTTTATTTGGTGTAAGTGGTAATATTCTTATTGGAAAACAACCAGAATTTGGTACTGGATTACCACATATTGTTTCATAGAAATTTTTTTTTCTTTATATTTAATATAATAACTGATGCCAAGAAAATCAGATAATACACTCGAAATTATAAAAAAAATGGGTTATAGTTCATATTATATAAATAAAGTGAAATCTATTAAAAATAGAAAACAAAAAGAAAAAGTTTTTATGAATTTAATTTCTAAATATGCACAATATCATAATCTAAAATGTGATTTAAAAATAAATTGTAAAAGAATTCAACGAGGTGGTAGTAAAGCAACTGATAAAGCATTCAATGAAATGATCTCTGTAATTACTAAACTACAAAAGTCTAATTTAAATGCGATTGATGCTATAAAACTACATCAAAGCCAACAAGATTTATCAAACAACAGAAATTCCGCAAAAGATATTGAAATTGCTGATTATAAAAAAAAAATTGAGAAATTAAGCAAAGATATAGAGAAATATAATATTGATAGTGATG